TGAAAGTCTGCTCAATGGCTTCCATAGAGAAGTTGGTGTGGCGACGGTAGACAACCTTGAAAAAGGTAATCTGGGGATTTCCAGTAAGATAAACATCCTGTGCGCCATAGGCGACGAGTTGCATAAGACCTCCAGTCATTTTAAATTAAAAAGATATATATAGTAGAATTTGTATTATAATTTAAACACAGAAAATAAATTTAAAGAAAAACTTAATTATTAATAAAAAATAGAAAATAATAAACGAATCATCAATGTTTAAACAATATTTATATATCTAAATTAATTGATATTGTGAATAATATGATGGAAATCGATAACTACCAATCATATATGATTGTCTTCTCAAAAGACAATAAAAGAAAGACAAATTTCGGTAAAATTAATAATATATTAAAAAAACTTAGATATTTTGAAGCGATTGATACTTTGAATTATTATGAACAATGGAAAACTTTTTCTTTAAAACATAATTACGCATCTGAAAAATATTTAAATCAAGAAGTAGAGAATAATAGATTGGGGTTTTTAAAAGGAAAATTAGGTTGTAATTTATCACATCAATTATTACTTGAACATATATCTAATAATTATTACAAAAATTTGAAAAATAAAGACAATAAAGACAATAAAGACAATAAAGACAATAAAGACAATAAAGACAATAAAGACAATAAAGACAATAAAAACAATCAACAAAATGATAAATGGCATTTAATACTGGAAGATGATTTATTTATTTCAGATAAATATACTCCTGAAGAGATTGATTTATTTTTGAAAAATTTAATTAATAAAATAAATATCATAAGTCCAAAAACAATGTATATTCAATTATGCGTTTATCCTCAATTTCAAGTTAATCAAAATAAAACAGAAACGATTGGAAGTTTTGAAGTCAATAATCAAGAATTTAAAATTAAAAAGAAATTACCACAATACGGAACTTGTTCTTACTTAATAAATAAAGTAGCAATAAAATATTTAACTGATGCTGTTAGACCTTGGGGAAAAAATATAGATTTTTTATATAATTCATTAGACCAACCTTTTAATTCAGTTGCCATTATAAATCCTTATTTTCAATGTGCCGGTTCGGTTGATGCTAAAGATAATAGAGATACTGAGTTTGGAAGTCTTATCTGGTAATTAATTTTTATTGTTTAATCAATTTCATTTTTAATATAATAAAATTGTAAATATTTACTTGTTAAAATCGCAAACCACCCATAATTCAAAATTGTTAATGGAGTCATAATTGCCAGATATTTATAATTTTGAATTTTATAAAATTGGTAGAAGATTAATGATAAATTGTATATTCTAAAATAAGCATAAGATGCGATTAATCCGGTTGAAGAAATATAAAATTTATTATTATTTTTAACATTTTCAATAGAATTTTTTTTAATTAAATATTTATTATAATTTAAAAATAATGTGCTAATCTCGCTTAATAATGCAGTCGCGATAATTCTATTATCAAATAAATTATTACCATCATTTCTATAAATTTGTATATATCCAAGCAAAACTGAGAGATGATGTATTGTAAATTGCCATTTTAAACTCATATTATATTTATAAATTGCTATTAAATCGCTTGTCATATAACCTGCACTCATTGAAATACCAACCAAAAATAAATTTATACTAATTAAATTATTTAAATACATAGATGAAAATATACTAATACCCAATGCGTGTAATGTGCTTGAAAATGTATTCCAATTCCATACTGCCTTTTTATTATTCTTAACTATATTTTCAGCAAATTTATATGCTAAACCATTCGCAGTTATGCTTGCTAAATAAGAAATTGGGAGCAACATATTGATTTTATTAATTAGTAAATTATTAAATTCAATTATTATATAATAACTATAACCAATTATTCTTAAATTAAAACATTTTATATATAACAATTTTTAATTTATATAGTAATATAATAATTTTCAATTTATATAGTAATATAGTTATATAGTAATATAGTTATATATAAATATAATTATATAGTAATACAAATAAAAAACATAAATAGGAATGAAAGATAATAATAGTAATAGTAATAGTAATAGTAATAGTAATAGTAATAGTAATATTAAATGTGATACACATGGTCCTAATTGTGATGGAGCTTGTGTAGATCCTAATGTAGATAATGGTATGACAACTAAAATATGGGGTCCTCCTTTGTGGATGGGATTACATTGTATTACATTTGGTTATCCATATGCTATTAATCCAGATAATCAAAATCATAAAACAAAAAAGGAAGATTATAAAATGTTCTTTTATTACCTTGGAAAAGTATTACCTTGTAAATATTGTAGGGAATCATATATGGATTTTATTAAAGAACACCCAATTGACAATAATTTAGACACTCGAAAAGATATTACGAAATGGTTATACGACATTCATAATAAAGTAAATGATAAGTTAGGAGTTCCTCCTTGTTCTATACCATCACATAAAGAAACCGAAGAATATTATGAACAATACCGTGCTAAATGTTCTAAAACAACAACAGAAGAAAGAGAAAATTCTTTAGCAAAAGGATGTATTACACCAGCAACTGGTAAAAAAAAGAGATGTATATTAAAAATTGTTGATTGCCCTAAAAATGATATAACAAGACAATCAAATACAGAAACTATTGCTGAACAAGATTTACCATCTTCTGATGATTATTATTTATTAGAAAAACAAAATTTCTGGAAATGTATAATTATTTATACAATTGTATTACTAATTATATTATATTGTTTGTTTGGTAATGGATATAAAGTATTATCTAAAACAATGAAAAGTAAAAAGTAAAAAGTAAAAAGTGATTATTTTTATTTAGGAAAATATATCATATTCATTTAGTTCGCCCATATCATATTCTTCAGTTTCAAAATAAAGATTATCAAAATCCAAATTACGTTTCGCCATATTATAATAAAATTTTGTTGGATTCATATTATATATTTCTTCTAATACACTTTTATCATCATTTTTCGCAATATCATCATATTCCCTTAATTTAATATAGTAATCAAATAAAGGATCATCTTCAAATTGTCTCATTTCTCTTTCGTTCATTGCCCCACCTTGAAATTTTAATGAAGATTGAGAAGCAATAGATAATCTATTAACATAATCTGGATATTTAGCAACTAAATATTTTTTCGCTTTAACATGTGATTCTACCATTTTACAAACATCTTCAGGAAATCCGTATTCTCTTAAAAAATTTGCTCCTATTTTTTCGTGTGTTTTAACTCCAACATTACCCATTTGTTCCTCTAAATCCCCAATTTTGACCAAGTGCCCTATATCGTGTAAAAAAGCAGCGATAATTACATTAAACGGTTGATTATCTTTTTGTGCTGCCATCGCTGCTTGGGTTGCATGTTCTAATTGACTTATTTTCTCTCCAATGTAATTAGCATCACCAAAATCATTATATAATTCAAAAACTTTTTTGATTGAACCTTTCATTTATATTTTATATTTTATATTTTATATTTTATATTTTAAAAGTAGAATAATTGAGTAATTATTTTATTACTCTAAATAAATATTATAAATTAAAAATTTTTTTGTTAATTTTTTGTTAATTTTACTATTTTTGCCAATTATATAAAATGATTTTTCTATTTAAAGAAAATTGAATAATAACATTATGTATTTAATTGATTTTGGATACATACAGCAAAATAGATTAAAAATATAAATTACAGTTCGTATCCAGTATGGTATTTTATACCATAAAACACTCTAAGCGGATGTAGATAATTCTTGAGGAGAGAGGGATTATTAAAAATAATGCTTGATGAATAAATTTAATATAATTGTTATATTAAAATATTAAGCATACAGCAAGAAAAACCTTCTAAATAATTAACTGTATTTATAGACTTCGATGTTTATAAATACTTGCAAACTAACAGCAATACAAATTGACTTTTATCATCAACTTAACGTTTGCAGAAATTATTTTTTTATAATTTTCACTATAAGTGTCTGGTAATTATTATCAGACTTTATTATAAGGTGCTTAGAGTTATACACCTCTTTTTTATTAATGGATAAAAATACTAATAATACTAATAATACTAATAATACTAATAATGTTAATAATGTTAATAATATTATAGAACATTGTAAGAGTATAAAAGAAATAGGAAAGGGTAATTATGGTAAAGTTTATTTAATATCATTAAAAAGGGCATCTACGTGGTGTAAATATTATTGTAATTTTTGTCATAAATATTATAAAAAAAAAGAAATTGCTATTAAAGAAACGCCAACTAAAGAGGATACAACCGAAAATGATATAATTCAAGAATATAAATGTCATAAATATTGTTCTGATAATAATTCAGAATTATTTATTAATATTACTGATTTTTGGATTGAAAAAGGAATAAAAGGTTTAATAAATGATTACCCATCTCCAAGAACAAATGGATATTTTATAATAGAATATATGAATTTTATTAATCTAAATCATTTTTTAACATCTGGAAATGATATTGAAAAAGAATATAGAATACGTTTTCCATTAGTTAATGGAATTTTTCTTATTATTTATATTATTTATTATCTTCATAATGTTTTAAATATGTGTCACGGTGACATAAGTTGGGATAATATATTCATTTCATATCAGAACTCTAATACAAAAGTCCATTTACAAAATTATAATAATAAATTTATAAATTTAAGAGGATTTACAATAAAAATAGGTGATTTTGGAATTAGTGAAAGAATAAAAGATGATTTAAGCAATAATTTAATAAAAAGAGACTATATTATATTCGATCATCTTAAAATAAATTACTCATCTTGGAAAAATATTGTATCATTTGACAAATCGAAGAAAATATTGGATTATATGAATAATTATATATTATCCTATATTGATAATGGTGTTTTGGATTTAAATGTTGAAAATAATTATTTTAAATTATGGAATATTCTAAATAGTAATCAGAGTGATACAGATATATATTTTCATAAATTACCAGAAATAATGTTAAAAGAATATCTAAATAAATTCAATGTATTTGAATAAAAAATATAAAAAAAAATAAGTATTAAACCTGTAGAATATTTCATGTATTCGACAATTGTGTAATTTTATTAAGTAATTAAGTTAGTAATTAATCCAAATCCGAATTCCAAGAGTTAGAAGAGCACCCGAAGGCACTCTCCCAACTCCCAGAAAACAGGATTCTTCATAAATTAATAAACTTAATTACTTAAAGAAATTACGCATTGACAAATATAGATTAATTCGATGTGTGGCAATACGTAATTCCAGAATTTAGATACAAATTGTTAAAAAAATTCAATTTTACTTCGAAAATTAACACCATTTATATTTTTAGATATAATAAAAAATAAACAAAAATAAACAAAAATAAACAAACAAACAAAAAATATGAATAATAAAAAAAAATGAATATGGACGTAACCGCCTCGGTTTCGATGGCAACCCTTTTCGACGATAGCACAGGTTGGTTTGGAATTACGTATTGCCATACATCGAACGGCTCACTCAGATTGAGCTTGTGTTACAATATATTGACCATATTCACAAAATAATGAATACAAGGTAAAAAAAATCAATTTTATTTTAAAAAAAAAGGCACGTATGACCGCCTCGTAAAGATAGCTATCTTTTCCGATATCAACAAAATTTGTTTAGGTGGAATTACGTATTGCCAACATCGAACGACATTAAGTCATTATACACGCGCAAAATTTATATTTTAATATTAAAAAATTCAATTTTTGATGAAAAAGAAGATATTTTAACTATTTTTACCTAATAATTTAATATGTTTCTATTACTTTTCCAATACCTCTTGTTTTTCCTTCTCTAAATACTAAAATAGAATTAACTTCCAAAGGTTCAGGATGATTTATAAATTCAAAATGAATTATTGCCCTGTCTCCTCCACTAATTGATACATTAGTATCAATTTCATAATTATTACTACAATTATTACTACAATTATTTTTATCTATATTTTTCAAATTTGACGATTCTATATTTGTAATATTTTTAACTCTCGCGCATTGACTAATACCTTCACAATTTATTGTAGGTTGATATTTGAGTTGAATTGTTGTATGATGTGTAGTTAGAATTTTCACTTCTGCTTTGAATTCTTTTATTAATTTTGGAGTTTGTGTTATAACAGTTCCTTTATTAAAACATCTTTCTGATAATTTAATTTCATTACTTTTTAATTGGAGACATCCGCTTTGACCTGCATATAAAATAGGAATATTTTCTCTAAAATTATTATGAATTGTTCCTACTTTAACATTATAATATTTACCTTGAATTGGTCCAATCTTAAGATTTTGCCCTTTAACACTTGATGCATGAATTGAACCAGAAGTTAAAAGTCCTGAAACAACTCTACCAATACCTTGGACCATATATTTACAGTCAATAATAAATTTAACCGGTTCATTCTTTTTTTCTACATATGATTTTATTGGTATTAAGTATTCCATAATATATTTTTTCAGAACATCTATTCCTTTACCTGTCACTGCAGATACTGGAAATATTGGTAATGGTTTATAATAATCTCCGGTTTGATAATAAGCATTTACTAATTCTAAATCGTTTTCTCCCTTGATTAATAATATTTTTCTACGACTATCCATTTTTTTTTTATTATAATAATCTTTAATACTTTGAATCGCATTTAAAGTGATATTTCTTTCTACCATATCTATTTTTGTTAATATAATAAATGCTGGTAAATTGATAGAATTAATAATCGAAATATGCTCTTTAGTCATATTCATATGTTTAGTTCCTTTTCCATCAACTATTGGAATGCCTTTGTTTGCTGCGATTACTAATGCCGCGTATTCTATAAAACATCTCTTAATACCACCAATTGTTGTTTTTAAATATTTTTCGTGTCCCGCCAAATCAGTAAAAGAAATAATTTTTCCATCAGAATCCTTTCTAATATGATGTTGGACCACACTGGATGTCTGACCTCTCTCTATTTCATGCGGATATCTCATAATATGTTTTCTAACAGAACCCCTGCCATCATCTAACACATTCTTAACTAATACACCTGTGATAGTGCTTTTACCAGCATCTACATTACCAAGCATACCAATCCGAATTTCATCATAATCATATGGGTCTATTTGAATTCTTGTTAATGGTTCAGTATTTACATTTTTTTCAATGTTAAAACTTTCTTTTAATTCATTGTCTGATTTATTCTTTGATTTATTGTTTGATTTATTGTTTGATTCTTTTAAATCGATATTTCCAATATCATCAATCAGGGAATCTATATATTCATCCATTGTGAAAATTATAGATATTCTTATAAATATCAACAACACAGATTATTTGTATTTTGTATAATAAGTTCCCATTTCATAATTTATTGAGTTATTTCTTATATAATTATTTATAATTATTTATAATTATTTATAAATAGTATCAAATATAAAGAAAGTTAAAAAATACTTATAAAAAAATAAAAATTAAAGCATATATTCAATATGAAACGTAGTATAACAAGATATACTACTATTTTAAAATATTTTTAAATATTTTTAATTGAATATATAATCTGATCATTTTTACATCAAATATGATACTATATATAATCAATTTTCTTTTATATTGTTTTAATTTTTGGAAAATAAGTAAAAATAGTATTTTTAAATATTAATTTAACAACAATAATCATAAATCATAAATCATATATCATATAATTATGGAAAATAAAAAATATAATATAGCAATATTAGGTAGTACTAAAGGCACCAGTATTACATTACTACTAAAAGAATATGCTGATAATAGTTTAAACAACATTAATATAAAATTAATAATTAGCAATAAATCTAATGCTCCTATATTATCTAAAGCAGGAAATACTGATATAAAAGCAATATATTTA